AAGAAGAAATGGTCAACTTAATATAGCCCTTGGTGCAATAAACACTGCGGCTAAGTTAGCTGATCTTTGCTCATGAGTATTCTTGAAACAGTTAAAAAAGGTCATGTTTTATTTGGCGATGGCTTATTTGATATACCTTCTACAAAAGCAGTACAAGATAGAATTACATCCAATTTACTACCGCATCAAGAGAAATTTTGCGCAGATACAAAACATAGAAAATTAGCGTTGGTCTGTGGCTTTGGTGCTGGTAAAACATATGCACTTGTTAGTAAATCAATTCTGTTGGCATCTTTGAATGTTGGTCATATATCAGCAATCTTTGAACCCACAGCACCTATGTTAAGAGACATACTAATGCGTACTATGAATGATTTGCTAGATGAATGGCAGATACCATATACATTTAGAGCTAGTCCATTGCCAGAATACCAACTGCAATTTAAAGAAGGTATACATACTATCTTGTTAAGGACTATATTGACCTACCAAAGATTGCGTGGTCAAAACTTATGTGCTGTTGGTTTTGATGAAGCAGATACTGTTGCAAAGCGGGATGCCGAACAAGCAATGAATATGGCACTTGCTAGACTGCGGTCAGGTAATGTACAACAGTTTTACGCTACTACAACACCAGAGGGTCATTCATGGGCGTTTGATACCTTCGAAAAAAACGCCAAAGAAGATACTCGGTTGATAAAAGCTAAGACATCAGATAATCCCTACCTACCAGACGGATTTATTGATTCGTTACTCGAAAACTACCCACCACAACTTATACAGGCTTACCTCAACGGTAACTTCTGCAACTTAACCACAGGGCAAGTCTACGATAAGTTTGATCGTAAAATTCATGTTTTACAGAATAATCCATATGTTGATGATAATGAACCTTTACGAATTGGAATTGACTTTAACATTGGCAACATGAATGCAGTAATTGGTGTGGCAGTAGGTAATAAATTTATGGTTATAGATGAAATCGCAAAAAGTCACGACACAGACAGCATTGCTAAGGAAATCAAAAGCAGATATCCTTTCAACAAAATATATATCTATCCTGATGCATCAGGTGGAAACAGAAGTACAAATGCTACAAAGACCGACATCCAAATATTAGAAAGCTATGGTTTTGTAAATCAATCTGCTTTGTCTAACCCACCAGTACGAGATAGGGTTAACTCTGTTCAAGGTTTGTTGTTAAATGGCAAAGGCGAAACTAGATTAATGATTTCAAAAAAAGCAATAAAGTTGATTGAATGTTTAGAATTGCAAAGTTATAACGAAAGAGGTGAACCAGACAAGGATGCAGGGTACGATCATATGAATGATGCCTTAGGTTACATAACTTGGAGGTTGTTCAATCCCTTACATATGGGGGCTGGTCGCAAAACTGGTATTAGGCTTTATTAAGATTATTGTCTAAAATAAAAACAAACAATGGAGCAAAACTGTGTATTCTGGATATAGTCATTACAACAGACAGACAGCCGGTAGTAGGGGTACAGAAATAAATGACCCTAACAATACATGGTTTCAGCAAGAACCACATTGGATATTAATAGAAGATTTACTTGGTGGTACATATCAAATGAGGTCAAGGCATAGAAAATATCTTATGCAAGAACCTAGGGAACTTGATGAAAGTTATGACAACAGATTGGCTCGATCTGTTTGTCCACCTTACTTTTTAAGGCTAGAACGAATGTTGGCTGGTATGTTAACTCGTAAACCAGTTAGGCTTTCTGATACAGGCAATAATTTAAGAGAACAATTATTTGATGTAGATTTACAAGGTAATGATCTTAATGTTTGGACATATGAGACTGCCAGAAAAATGATTCGTTATGGCCATATTGGTGTTTTAGTAGATGCACCGGCAAGCGGTAATAATGGTAGACCATATTGGGTTACATATACACCTAGAGATATTCTTGGCTGGCGAACAGAAATGGTAGATGGCGAAATGCAGTTTACACAATTAAGGCTACAAGAAAAAGTATCTGAACCAGATGGTCTTTATGGCGAAAAGATTGTAGAGCAAGTTCGCTTGTTAACACCCGGCAACTTTGAAATACACAGAAAAGCAAAGACAGGTAAGTTTGTAAAAGTAGATGAAGGTACAATGCCAGTTAATAAAATACCTTTTTCTGTTGCTTATTCCAACAGGGTTAACCTTCTTGATTCAAGACCACCAATGGCCGATATAGCAGAACTTAATTTAAAAGCTTACCAAATACAATCTGATCTTGATAACCAACTACATATTTCTGCTGTACCTATGTTGGCCTTTTATGGCTTTCCACAAAATGCTGAAGAGGTATCGGCTGGTCCCGGCGAAGCTATTGCGTTTCCAGCAGATGGTCGTGCTGAATATATTGAACCAGATGGTAAGAGTTATGATGCACAATTTCGTAGATTAGACAGATTAGAAAGTCAAATTAATGAATTAGGGCTTGCAGCAGTACTTGGTCAAAAGTTATCTGCAGAAACAGCAGAAGCAAAACGAATAGATAGATCGCAAGGAGATTCAACAATGATGGTTGTAGCTCAACAGATGCAAGACATGATTGATAACTGTTTAATGTTTCATGGTCAATATATAAATTCTGAAGCTGGAAGTTCTTTTGTAAACAGAGACTTCCTATCACAAAGACTTGAGCCACAAGAAATACAAGCACTACTTACACTTTACACTTCTGGTTCTATTACACAAAAAACACTTCTTGATCAACTTACTGAGGGTGAGGTTCTTGGTGATGAGTTTGACGTTGAAGAAGAAATCGAAGCAACACAAACTGGTGGCATGATTGAAATGGCACAGCCAAAACAAAAAGCAGAACCAGACGAACCAGAGCAAGATGAAGAGTAATCTATGTCAACACCTGAAACTTTTTACAGAGAGGCGATTGACTTAAACCGCTACAGCAATCAAGTTGCTAGACAGATTGTTACAAATTACAACAACGTAATTTTAGATTTAACAAATAAATTGGCAACCATAGATGAAGTAACAGCACCAGCTACTGTTGCAAGAATTAGAGCTATGTTGGTACAGATGAAAGAAAGTCTTGAAAGTTGGTCTAATGCTAGTGCAGTTTATTTAGCAGACGAATTACAAGGTCTTGCTGTATTTCAAACAGAATTTGTAAAAGATCAACTTGAAAGGGTATTACCAAAAGGGACTGTTGGAGTTAACTCTGTACAAATATCTCCTGATTTTGCTCGAAGTATTGTTTTTACTGACCCTACAGAAGTAAACATATTAACATTACCAACTGACTTAGAATCTACTGTCCAGAGAACATTTAACCTTACTGCAGCCAAAGGTTCTGCTATTACTTTACCCAGTGGTCAAGTTGCAGAAAAAGCTTTTCGTGGCATATCTACAAAGCAAGCAGAACTAATTTCTAGTCAGATTCGTATTGGTATTACAGAAGGTGAATCAATACCAAAGATTGCAAAAAGACTCAGAGGCAGATTACAGTTTGGCGCAAACCAAGATATGACAGCAAAAGCACAAAGACTCGCTGGTGGAGATGGAATGAAATTAGCAAACAACCAAGTAATGACTATTGTACGAACTTCTGTTAATCAAGTTCAAAACTCTGTTAATCAAGAAACATACGCAGCAAATCAAGAAGTCACGCAAAGATATGAATATGTCGCAACTTTAGATGCAAGAACAAGTGCAATCTGCGGAAGTTTAGATGGCAGAATTTTTAAATATGGAGAAGGTCCTATGCCACCACAACATTTTAACTGTAGGTCAACCACTGTTCCAATAATTGATGACGAAGATTTGCGAAAACGATTTCCTGATACTCGCCCAAGTGCTACTGGTAGAGTTCCACAAGGTATGAATTATGCGACTTGGTTAAAAGATAATCCATCAATACAAACAGATGCACTTGGCAATAAAAAAAGATTTTTTAATTATCTTATTGATAAAAAAAGAAAAAGTCCAAGAGAGGCTTTGCGATTAATAATTAAAGATGATGGAACAGAGCTACCATTAAAAGAGTTAATAAAAAAATATCCAAATGCCACTTAAAAAAGGAAGACAACCAAAGACAATTACAGGCAACATAAGACAACTAATACAAGAAGGTTATTCAAGAAGCCAAGCTGTTGCTATTGCTTTGTCAAAAGCTGGTAAGAAAAAGAAAAAAACAAGACGGAAAACAAAATAAAAGATATTATATTAATAGTTACTTAATAAATTATGCCTAAAGGTATGAATTATGGTTCTACAATGAAACCAAAGAAAAAAAAGAAAAAAGGTAAAAAGTAATGGCAAAAACACTAGCAGAAAAATTATCTGAAGCAAAAAAAGCAACAGACACAAAACCAAAAAAAGATGCGAAAGCTAAGAAGGGTTCCTAAAGACAAAAAAACTGGCATAGCAAAAAAGTATTTGTCAGGTTCAAAAAACCCTGCTGCAAAAGCTGCTGAGATTAAAAGAACAGCAAAGCTTTATAAACAAGGTGCTTTTATTGATATAAAAGCGGTACAAAAATCAAGAGTTGCCCAAGATGTCACAAAAAGCAAGAAGAAAACCACTAAGCGCCGCCGTAAAAAAAGCACTTAAGGCAAAAGCTGAAGGTACAAAGTTTAAATATGGCGAACTTGCTGCTGTTTACAGAAAAGGGCAAGGCGCATATCTTTCTGGTGGATCAAGAAATGTTACTATGCAAGCTTGGTCATTTGGTAGGGTTAATAGTTATATGAGAGGAGATAAAGCAAGAACAGTTGATATGGCAATTTATAAAAGATATAGAAAATGAAACTTACTACAAGACAAAAAAATAAATTAAAAGAACATTCTGTTCATCATACAAAAGGTCATATGGATTTAATGAAAAGACTTATGAGAACAGGTGTAAGTTTTACAAAAGCACATAGAGAGGCTCAAAAGAGGGTTGGTAAATGAGTGACCCTAGAATAAAAAAATTTGGTCTTGCTGGTTTTAATAAACCAAAAAGAACACCAAATCACCCAAAAAAGTCACACGTTGTTTTAGCTAAAGAAGGCGACAGAGTAAAGCTAATTCGTTTTGGTATGCAAGGCGCAAAGAATAAACCACCTAGACAAGGCGAGTCAGATGCAGATAAAGCAAAGCGAAGATCATTTAAAGCAAGACACGCAAAAAATATTGCAAAAGGTAAAATGAGTGCTGCTTTTTGGGCTGATAAAGTCAAGTGGTCATAAATTTGGTATATTAATTCTTAAAAGCTACGCTTTAATTTATGTCAGAAGAAACCAAAGAGGTGGCTACGCCGCCAACACCAAACAACACAGAAGTTGAACAGTTAAAAGAATCAATAAAAAAATTAGAAGCTAAAAATTTTGAGTTAATAGGTAAAATGCAAAAAAAAGAATTAATGCAAGTGCCTGATGACTATGAGGCTTTGTTAGCTTTTAAACAAAAACATGAACGAGAACAGCTTGAAAGTGAAGGAAAGTACACAGAAGCTACACAGGCACTTGAACAGCAGTACCGAGAAAAATCTGCTGAAGATAAAAAAAGAATTGAAGAGCTAACCGCAAGAAACAGGGAGCTTGAACTTATTGCCCCTGCAATGCAAGCTTTGTCTGAAGTAACACATGACCCTGAGTTGGTATTAAATAATCTTGTGCCAAAAGATCAAATACAAATTAAAGAAGGTATACCAGTTGTAGTTGATGGATATGAACAACTGCCTGTTCAAGATTATGTAAAAAATAAACTTGAAAAAACAAAACCTTATCTGTTAAAAAATAAATTACCTACTGGTGGTGGTGCACCTATTGCAAGACCATCAACAGATAGTTTTTCAGAAGATATGTTAAAGCCATATTTAAAAGAAACATTTAATTTATCTGAGCAAGGAAGAATATTAAAAACTAAAGGTAGAGAAATACACGAAAAGTTGATTGAAATAGCAAATTCACGTTAGTATGTAAATATTAGGCAAAGTTACGCTAGGCCAAATAGGGTTACGCCCACACCGTTAAAATTATTTTTCAGGACATGGCAGTTCTTAGAAGTGATATTATTATCCCTGAGATTTTTACGCCTTATGTCATTGAACAGACCACTCAGCGAGATTCATTTCTTGCAAGCGGTGTGGTCGCACCAATGGCAGAGCTAAATGCAACAGAGGGTGGTGATTTCGTTAATGTACCTTTTTTCTCCGCAAATTTAAGTGGTGATTTTGAGGTTCTTTCAGATTCTTCTTCATTGACTCCCGGCAAGATTTCTACTGATAAACAAGTTGGAGTTATCTTACATCGTGGTCGTGCGTTTGAATCTCGTGATTTAGCTGCACTTGCAGCAGGTTCAGATCCAATGGCAGCAATCGGTCAAAAGATCGGTGCTTACATTGCAAACCAAAGACAAAAAGATTTACTTGCTTGTCTTGATGGAGTATTCGGTTCAATAAATGCTAATGACAGCAACAGTGCTTTCTTTGGTTTAACTATTGATTCTGAGTCAGGTGATACACCAACTGGTTTATCTCCAAAGCACGTTGCAAAAGCAAGAGCAATTCTTGGTGACCAAGGCGACAAGCTTACAGCAGTTTGTATGCATAGCAAGGTTTACTATGATCTCGTTGAGAGAAAAATGGTTGACTATGTTCTTGCATCTGATGGTAACGGCGGTTCTGCAACAGCAAGTGGTGGTACTATTGCCCCTGCATATGCTGGTGGAAACGATACAGTTCCTACATACTGCGGACTTAGAGTTATTGTATCTGATGATGTTTCCACTACTGGTAGTGGTTCTTCAACAGAGTACAGTACATATTTCTTTACTGCTGGCGCAGTAGCAAGTGGCGAGCAAGCTGGTCTTACAACAGAAACAGACAGAGACATTCTGGCAAAATCTGATGCTATGGCTATTGATCTTCACTATACATATCATCCTGTTGGTTCTAAGTGGGCTGTTACAACAACAAACCCAAATAGAACACAACTTGCAACCGTAGCTAATTGGTCGAAAGTTTACGAGACAAAGAACATTGGTATCGTTAGAGCAACTAACGTTTCAACTCAAGACTAAAGGTAATTAATTATGCCAAGCCAATTTGAAGTTACTGCTGGTAAGTTAGCTGGACCAACAACAGGTGGTACAGTAACCCAAGCAACAAACAAATCTACAGGTGTAACTCTCAATACAGAGAGTGGTCAAATAACCATGAACAACGCAGCTTTAGCTGCTGCTGCTGAAGTAACATTTACAGTTACTAATGACAAGATTGCTGCAACAGATGTTGTAGTGGTTAACCATGGTTCAGGTGGAACTGCTGGTTCTTATCTTTTAGGCGTCAGCACTATTGCTGCTGGTTCTTTTAAAGTAACAGTAACCAATGCTTCTGCTGGTTCTTTAAGTGAAGCTATTGTTATTAATTTTGTTGCACTTAAAGGTGCTTCAAGTTAATGGGAATGTTCGCTTTTAAGCGTATGAGAGAACAAGAGGCTGCCAAAGTGGTAGTCTCTGCTCCCTCTAAAAAAAAGAAAACCAAAGTAAAACAAAATGGCAATCTCGATAGACGCAACAGTAGGAGGAGCATCAGCTAACAGTTACATTACTTTGGCGGATGCAAATTCAATAGTAGAAGGTCTTGTTGCAGATGATGATGTAACTGCATGGGACGGTTCTAATGATGATAATAAAAACAGAGCTTTATTTACTGCTGCGGTTAGAGTTGACCGAGAAAGATTTTTAGGTGCAAGAGTTACTAATACACAAGCATTACAATGGCCAAGACAAGGTGTAAGAAAACCAGACACTTATATTAATACTTATTCAATAGGCTTTCCGTTTAGAATATCAACAGATTATTTTGCAGAAACAGAGATACCAGAACAAGTTAAAAAGGCACAAGTTATTCTTGCTGTTTACTTGAATAATAATCGTAATGGTTTAGGATTAAGTGGTCTTGAAGATTTTAAGAATGTAAAAATTGGTAATCTAGATGCAACACCGAATTTTTATGGTTCGGTTGGTGCTGATAGAGTACCACCACTTTTTGAACGGTACTTTACTGGTTTACGAATAAGTGGACCCGGCAATGTCGCAATTAAAAGGAGTTAACAATGAGCTACTACCCAGCTGCCAAAATCATTAATGATACTGATGCACATACAGGTCGATTTGGTTGTGTTCAAGCAATCAAAGATTCTGAAATTGCAACTTTAGTGGCAGAGAATATTACTGGTGATCTTACAAGTATTGATTTAAAATCAAATTGTAAAATTGAAGGTGTAATTACTAGCATTACACTTGCCAGTGGTACTGTTGTTGCTTATTTAATATGAGCCTTGCAAACGCCTTAAAAAAAGCTGCATCAAAAACACTAAGTAAACTTGGTGGAGATATAACCATAAGGCAAGTTACTGCTGGTTCATATAATACAACTACTGGTGCTATAACAGAAACAACTTCTGATACTACTATTAAAGGTTCTTTAAGTAATGTAAATAGGTCTGAGGTAAATGATCTTATTGAAGCACAAGATAAAATTTTGACCATATCTGCTGGTGATCTAACCTTTGTACCAACTACAAAAGATAAAGTTGTTATCAGTAATGTTGAATTTAAAATTATAAGTATTTCTGTTAATGAGCAAAATAATACGCCAATAAGTTTTGAACTTGTCTTAAGGTAATTATGGTTAGACAAATAAAGTTAGAACAGATTGATGATCTTATGGCAGAAGCAGTACAAGAGTTGGTGCAAAAAACAACATTACAGTGGACTACGTTAGCAAAGAAGGCTACACCTGTAGGCGAAACTGGTAATTTAAGAAATGATTGGAAAACTGATATTGGAAAATTTAGAGGCACAATTATTAACAGAATGGAATATGCAGAACCAGTAATTTATGGAACAGCATTACCACCAAGTTGGAAAGGTAGATACAGAACAAGACAACAGACCATAAAAGGCTTTCCAGAATTACAAGCAAAGCAACTTACAGTAGGTTATATTCCAAAAGAACTTAAAAGAATAATAAGGAGTAAATAATGGCAGCAACCGATCTTAATACAGTACGATCTACCATTGAAGGAAGATTGGCAACAGAGTTAGCATCAAGCCCTGTTATTCCTGTTGTATTTAATAATATGTCTTTTGATTCAACAACAGAAGATACTTTTGTACAATGTCAAACCAGCTTTGGGTCTGGCGGTTATTTATCAATGGGTGGCTCTGCAAACTCTACTAATAGTATTGTTGGTTTAATTGTTTTAAATATATTTACAGAGGAAGGTATTGGATCAGGCGCAAACTTTGTTATTGGCAAAAGATTAAGAGACCTTTACAATAATATTACAGTGTCAAATGTAATTTTTGATTCGCCAGTTGGACCAGAAGTTTTGGCATCTAGTCCAGAAGGCAAGTTTCAAACACAAATTAGAATTACATTTGAAATATATGAGGAACTTTAAATGGAAATAACAGAAGCAATGCTTGATGCAATAGAAGCAGTAAAAGGCAGGCGTAATCCTAATTATTGGGATAATCGTTGTAAACGATATATGGAAACACAAGAAAAATTAAAAAAAGATGTGAAAAAACCCAAAAAAGGTTAATATAAAATAAATACTTCTTTTTGTTATGGCTATTAAGGGTGATGTTGGCAAAATTATGTTTGAAAACGCTGGCGGTACGGAGGCTGACGTTGGACAAACAAGGTCTTGGTCTTTGTCTATTACTAAAGACACTATGGAGACATCAAAACAAGGCGATACATTTAAATCAAATATCGGCGGTTTAATAGCAGGTGAAGGTTCAGCAGAACTTCTTTATAATCCATCTGAAACAGGAGCAGGTTATACAACATTTATTGATGATGTTTTAACTACAGGAGATAATGCTGACGCATTATTTGAATTATTCCCTGACAGAGATACTTCAGCAAAAAAAATAAGTTTTGCAGGAATTATTACAAATGCGGAATATGGCGCAACACTTGGTGAAGTTCAAATAATAAATATTAGCTTCATTACAAGTGGTACCATAACTTCAGCTATATAGTACATTAGGGTAATTAAATAACTTATATGACAACAAAAAGAACCATCGACATCATCACTGACGGTTTCAGTGATGTAATGTCTGTAAGACGCAAATATGAATTAGAGTTACCTTCTGGTCAAAAAATTGATATTTATTTTCCGCCATTAACAAGATACGACAGACAAAAGGCACAAACTGCTGTTGGTACTGATGATGCTTTGATGGTTTCTACACAACTGCTTTGTCAGATTGCCCAAAAAGAAGATGGGACAAAAATGTTTGCTTTAGCTGATGCACCTGATCTACAAAGAATGTTACCAGAAAAAGTTTTAAATGATATTGAGCTATTTTTATTTGAATTAAAAATAGATGTTGAAACAGCAAAAAACGATTAAGGAGAAATAGCTGGCTTAACTTTGAGTTGTTTCTCGCTTCTGAATTAGGAAAAACATTAACTGAACTAAGACAAAATATGACAGAGGAAGAGTTTATATATTGGGTTGCATATTACGAAAATAAATCTGATAACGAAAAAAAGATGCGTCAAAGAGCAAATAACAGGTAAGATAAAAGAAATGTATTTTAAAAGCTAAGTGGCTGAAAGTATTGTTACCTTAAGAGTCGACACCAGAAATGCTGTAAGTTCTTTAAATAATGCTTCTGCAGCTACAAATAGATTATCAGTAGCATCAAAAGGTGCAACAAATTCTTTGGCTGCAACATCTACAGCAGCAAAAGGTTTAGGTATCGCATTAAGAAATAGTATTGCTCCAATTCTTGCTGTTGGTACAGCTTTCTCTGTCGTAAATAATAGTATTGGAACTTTTCTTGCAAGAGAAAGAGATGTTGCAATTCTTGAGCAAGGTATAAGAAATTTAGGTGCAGGTTCAGCTTCTTTAAGAGAATTACAAAAAGTAGCAGATGAATTAGGTAAAACAACTTTATTTAATCAAGAAGAGTTTACAAGAGGTTTTAACCTTCTTACAAGTTTTAGAAATATAGGAGTTGATTCATATTCAAGAGTTGCCCAAGCAGCAGCAGATATTGCACAGGTTAACCAAGTTGATGTCAGCACTTCTTTCATGCAACTTGCAAAAGCATTGCAAGATCCTGAGAGAAACTTATCAAACTTAAATCGTTCTGGTATTGCTTTCACTAAACAACAAACAAAAGTAATAAAAGAGTTAATGAAAACAAATCAGGTTGCCAAAGCGCATACCATGATTTTAGATATTGTAGATGAAAGTTATAATCAACTAGCCCAAGCTGCTGCTGTAGGATTTGCTGGTTCTGTTGATACTTTAGGCGAATCTTTCCGTGATTTCAGCGAAGCCTTAGGTAAATCACTTATACCTGTTGTTGAACCTGCAGTAAAAGCCTTAACAGCTTTATTAAATGCATTAAGTGGTGAAGGAGGGCAGGCGGTAGCAATTATTTCTGGTGCTGCATTAGCTTTTAAAGGATTATCTGTAGTAATAGCTGCGACAAAAGCACAACTTGCAACAATGTCCATTGCGGCTGCGGCAGCAAGTGGTCAATTAGGTGTAACTACAACAATGGCTTTTGCTACTGCTGGTGGTTTTGCAAAGGCTACTGCAATGGCTACTGCATTTAAAGTTGCTTTAGCAAAAACAGGAATTGGTTTGGTTGTCATAGGTCTAGGTATGTTTATTACAAAATTATTAGAAGCAAATAATGCACAAAAAGAATTTAATGATTTACTAGAGACTGGTACTGCTACTGCAATAAACCAAAGAATAGATGAACGGCGACAAAAAATTGAAGAATTAGAAAAGTCAATAAAAGAAGCAAACAAAACTGCAGATATATTTAGATCACTTCTTGGCCCACAATTAGCTCTTTTTGGAGTTAAGGGTATAGCTGATATGAAACTTGAAGTCAAAAAACTTAAAAAAGAAATAGAGGATCTTCAAGAAGGTTTACCAAATGCAGAAGCAAGGGATCTTGCAGTTGAATTTGAAAGGCACAGAAAAACATTAACAAACTCAAATGCACAATTAGAAAAAAATCTTATTATTAATCAAGAAGAAACAGAATTAGCAAAAATAAGAAAAGAACACGAATTGGCAGTGCAAGCAATAATTGAAGAGCATGGTGTGGTGCGTGGTCAAGAATTAATTTTATTGCAAAATGCAAATTTAACATTAAAAGAACAAGAATTGCAATTAAAAAGAAATCAAGAAAATGCAAAAAGATTAAAAGATGTATATAAAAAAATTGGAGATGACATTGCAACTGGAATTTCTGATGCCTTACATGATGCAGTATTCCAGACAAAATCTCTTGGAGATGCTGCAAGGTCAATATTGCAAGGTATAGCAAGTGACCTTTTGAGGCTTGGTATAAACACACTTTTAAAAAGTACAGGTTTTGGTTTATTTTCTAATTTGACCGGATTTGCAAATGGTGGTAGACCACCTGTTGGCAGACCATCAATCGTAGGGGAAAAAGGTCCTGAAATTTTTGTACCTTCTTCTGCTGGCACTATTATTCCAAATAATCGTATAGGTGGTGGTGTTACAAATAATATTGTTGTTAATGTAGATGCATCAGGTTCGAATGTAGAGGGTAACGAACAACAAAGCAGAGAGCTTGGTCTTGTTCTTTCTTCTGCTATTCAAGCCCAACTAATTCAAGAGAAACGACCCGGAGGTTTACTTGCATAATGGCTACATTTCCATCATTTACACCTACTTATGTTGGCTATAGTAAAAAATCGGCACCAGTAAAAAGACTTGTTCGTTTTGCAGATGGTTACGAACACAGAGTTTTGTTTGGTTTAGCTAGTCATCAAAACCCAAAAACATTTACTGTTCAATTTAATGAGTCAGAGCAAGATGCTGATGTTATCGAGGCATTTTTAGATAGTAGAGCTAATGATCAAGCAAGCTTTACTTTTACACCAACTGGCGAAGGTACATCAAAAACTGGGACATACAGCCAATCTGGTACCACCATTACAATCACTGTTACCAAACATGGTATAGCTATTGGCGAAACTGTAACCCTTGATTTTACAACTGGTTCTGCAACAGATGGTACTTTTATTGTTGCTTCATCTGCTACTGTAGATACCTTTACTGTTACTGCTGCTGCAGGTGCAACAAATAGTGGAAATGTATCTGTAACTGTATCTGGCGCAAAGCAATATGTTTGTGAAAACTGGACAAAAACTATTCCATATAATAATAGAGCAATTTTAAGTTGTACATTTAGAGAGGTGTTTGAACCATGAGTAGTAGTGTTATAAGTGATATTCAATCAATAAATCCTTCTTCAATAATTGAATTATTTACACTTACTACAACTGCTGCTTTGCACGGATCTGCTACAACATATAGATTCCATGCAGGTTCAAGTTTAAATTCTAATGGCGAGATTGTTTGGGCTGGTAATACATACCAAAGATTCCCAGTACAAGTAGAAGGCTTTGCATATCAGAAAGGCCAACTACCAAGACCAACTCTTACTGTAAGTAATGTGCTTGGAACTATTACATCAATACTGCTAACTGTTAATGAAACAACAACTGGTAATGATTTAACTGGCGCAACCGTAACAAGAATAAGAACACTTGCAAAATTTATTGATGCTGTTAACTTTGCTGGTGGTGTAAATCCATATGGTACGCCAGACCCTAATGCAGAGTTTCCACAAGAGATATATACGATTGATAGAAAGTCGCAAGAAACAAGAGAGGTTGTGAGTTTTGAGCTTGCCGCACCTATTGATCTTGCTGGTGTTCGTGCGCCAAAAAGACAATGTACAAGAGCAGAATTTCCTAGTATTGGTCGAATAAAAATATGAGTTGGAAGCAAGATGCCTTGGTTCATGCAAAAGAGCAAGACCCAAAAGAGTCTTGTGGTTTATTGGTGGAGATAAAAGGAAAAGAAAAATATTTTCCTTGTGGAAATTTATCAACCTATTCACAACAATGTTTTATTATTGACCCAGATGATTATGTCAAAGCTGAAGAATCTGGAAATATTTTAGCTGTTGTACATAGCCACCCTGTAACACCACCTACTGCAAGTCAAGCAGATAAAATAAGTTGTGAAAATTCTGAACTGCCTTGGCATATAGTAAATCCCAAAACAGAGCAATGGGGTTACTATGAGCCAAGTGGTTATAAGCCACCTTTAATTGGTAGGCATTGGGTTTGGGGTATTACTGATTGTTGGGCTTTGGTAAGGGATTGGTATAAAGAAACAAAAGGTATAGTTTTGCGTGATTGGGATAGACCAACAACACCTGAAGAATTTATTGCAGACCCAATGTTTGAAAGATGTGCATGGCGAACTGGTTTTAGACAATTAAGACCAGAAGAAAAATTACAAAATGGTGATCTGTTATTTATGTCAATTATGGCTACAGGTTTAAATCATGTGGCGATTTTTTTAGATGGCGATGTTTTACATCATTTAGCAGATAGAATAAGCTGTAAGGAACCATACAATGAATGGTTATTGAAATGTACTGGTATGAGGCTACGTTATGCTCCGTAAGGTTAAACTGTATGGCGATCTTGTAAAAGTAACAGGCCATAAAGAATTTGAAGTTGCCGTAAATACAACAGCACAGGCTGTAAGTTTTTTAATAAATAACTTTCCGCAATTAGAAAGTTATATGTCAAATAAGTATTATCAAGTGTTATGTGATAAAAATGATGTTGGTATTGATGAATTACATTATCCTGTTGGTCAATCAGATATAAAGTTTGTTCCTGTAATATCTGGTGCTGGAGGTAATTTAGGTAAAATTTTATTAGGTGGTGCTTTAATTGCAATGAGTTTTGGTGTTGGTGGTTTATTTACAAATCCTTTAACAATAGGAGGAAAAGGCTTTTTTGGTTTTGCTGCTGCTGGTACAGGAGCCAAAGCTGCTTTTGGTATTGGTGCTGCATTGGTCCTTTCTGGTGTAAGTGGTATGTTGTTTCCAGTACCAAAATTACCAGAATTTAGTTCAGAGCAAGATCCAAGATTATCCTTTAGTTTTAGTGGAACACAACAAACATCTAGGGCTGGAACACCTGTTCCTGTTGTTTATGGAGAGATTGTAACTGGTTCTGTTGTTATAAGTGGCGGTGTAGATACTGAACAGGTACAAGTATGACAGATAAACGTAAAATTATTCGTGGTGCTGGTGGTGGTGGTAGTCCTCCGCCTCCTCCGCAGCCGACAAGAACACCTGACACTTTACATAGTAAGCAGTTTGCAACCTTTCTTGATCTGATTAGTGAAGGAGAGATAGAAGGAAGTGCGTCTGCATCAAAAGAAGGTATTACAGACAAAACATCTACTGCATACAAAAACGCATACCTTAAAGATGTATTTTTAAATGATACTCCTATTCTTAAAGCAACAGCCTCATCATCAAGTCCAGCAACAACTGATTTTAACTTTCAAGATGTTACTTTTAATTCAAGATTTGGTACAGCAGATCAAACAAAAATTGTTGGCATTGAGAGTAGCCAATCAACAATTCCAGTTGGTGTTACTGTTACAGCAGATAGTCCAGTAACGAGACAAATTACAAATACAAATGTTGATCGAATTAAAGTATCAATAACATTTCCACAGATACAGATAGCAACAGAACAAGGAGATTTACTTGGAGATACAGTAAGTTTTAAAATTTCTGTTCAATATAATTCTGGTGGCTTTACTGATGTTCATACTGATACTGTTACTGGTAGAACTGCAGACGCATATCAAAAAGATTTCTCTGTTGAAGTTACAGGTGCATTTCCTGTTGATATAAGGGTTACAAGAATTACCGCAGATAGTACAAGCAGTAGTACAATAAATGCTTTTCAGTGGACAAGTTTTTCTGAAATAGTTGATGATGCTTCTACTTATGCAAACTCTGCTTATAACGCAATAAGATTAGATTCACAACAGTTCAGTTCAATACCAACAAGAAAATTTAGAATCAGAGGAATAAAAGTAAGGATACCGGGTGCTGGTGCATCAAGCTCTGGAACACCAACTGTTGATACTGCAACTGGTCGAATTGTTTATCCTGATGGATATATTTTTAATGGTGTTCTTGGTGCTGCTGTATGGACTTCTTGCCCAGCAATGATTTTATTAGATTTACTTACAAATACAAGATATGGTTTTGGGGATCATGTAACTGACAGTAATCTTGATTTATTTTCTTTTGTAACTGCCAGTAAGTTTGCAAATACTCTTGTAGATGATGGCTTAGGAGGACAAGAGGCTCGATTTAGTTGTAATGTAAATATCCAATCATCAAGTGAAGCTTTTGAACTTATAAATGAACTTGCTGGTGTGATGAGATGTATGCCAATCTGGTCTGCTGGAACAATTACAATTACACAAGACTCGCCAAAAGATGCCAGTTATCTATTTAATTTAAGTAATGTTACCTCTGATGGTTTTAATTATTCTGGCAGTAGTTTAAAACAGAGACATACTGCTGTTGCTGTTTCATATTTTAATATGGACAGTCAAGAAATAGATTATGAGGTTGTTGAAGATAGCACTGCTCAAAGTAAATTTGGCATAATAACAAAACAAGTAAAAGGTTTTGGTTGTACATCAAGAGGACAAGCTGCAAGATTAGGTAGAGCAATATTATTTGCAGAACAAAACGAATCTGAACTGGTAAGCTTTTCAACTTCTATAGATGCTGGTGCTGTTGTAAGACCGGGTGCAATTATTGATATAAATGATCCTGTTCGGGCTGGTGTAAGAAGAGGTGGAAGGCTTGCTGGTGTAACTTCTACAACTGTTGTTACTGTTGATGATACTAATGCAACAGATTTTGCTGTAGATGCCTCTGGTAATCCTGTCGGTGATGCAAAGTTAAGTTTAGTTTTACCAGATGGTACCGTTGAGATTAAAGATATAAGCAGTATTTCTGGTGCAACGATAACAGTATCAGAAGCTTTTTCGCAGACACCAAATGTAAATACAATTTGGATAATTTCAAACGTAACAATAGAATCTCAAAAATTCAGAGTAATTACTGTTGAAGAACAAGATGGTATCAACTATTTAATAACAGCACTTTCTTATGTTGAAGGAAAATATGCTTTTATTGAAGATGGCACAGCATTACCAGCAAGAAATGTAAGCATTTTAAATGAATTAAAAGAACCACCAGTTGGTCTTACAGCACAAGAAACTATTGTTCCAATTAATAACCAAGCAGTTTCAAAAATATTTATAAGTTGGCAACCAATAGTAGGTGTAATTGAATATCAAATAAATTACAGATATGAAAATGGCAATTTTGTTTCTGAAAAAGTTTCAAGACCTGATTTTGTTATTTTTAATAGTCAGCTTGGAACATATGAGATTCAAGTATTCAGCTACAATGTACAAGGCCAACTCTCTGCTACATCTACTGATTTAACATTTGAAGCTGTTGGTAAAACAGCATTACCTCAAGATGTTACTAATTTAAGAATTGAACCTATTAACGACCAATTTGTAAGATTACGTTTCGATAAAGCTACAGATGTTGATGTAGTACATGGTGGAAACGTGGTAGTCAGGGCGTCAAATATTGCTGATGGTACAGCAACTTTCACAAATTCTGTTGATGTTATTCCCGCTTTGCCGGGTAACATCAGCGAATCAATCGTTCCAAATATTGTTACAGGGGAATATATCTTAAAATTTAGAGATGACGGTGGCAGACTAAGTTCTGGCGAAACATCTGTAATAGTTACAAGCCCTGATCCTTTTCCAAAATTAACTATTTTAGAAGATAGAGAGGATACTGATTCACCACCTTTTGCTGGTACAAAAGTTGATTGTTTTTTCTCTGATGATGTAAATGGTCTTGTTCTAGGATCACTTGATTTATTAGATGGCGTTACAGATTTTGATGCGATTGCTGATTTTGATTTTCTTGGTGCTGTTGATATTACTGGCGGTTCTTATGAATTTGCAAATACTTTGGATTTAGGTGGCAAGCAGCCTTTAAGATTACGCAGACATTTTGTGACCCAAGGTTTTTATCCAAATGATTTAATTGATAAAAGAACTGCAAATATTGATACATGGTCTGATTTTGACGGTGCTACTGCCTTTGATGTTGGGGCTTCTTTACTCGTTGCCACAAGTGATCTAGATCCTGATTTATCAGTGTCAGCCACCTATGGACAAAGTGGTACGACAATTACAATAACAAAAAGTTCGCACGGATATTCTGTCGGCGATTTTGTTGTTATAGATTTTACTGCTGGAAGTGCAACAGATGGTAATTATGAAATTGTAACTGTACCAAGTTCAAGCACCTTTACAGTTACCTCAGCTACAAGTGCAACTATATCTGCTGGAACAGCTTGTACTTATGGCGCAAACTTTTCAAGGTTTAATCCTTTTGTAAACGGAACTTATGTTGGTCGTGGTTTTAAATTTAGATGCGAAATGGATTCTGATGACCCAGCACAAAGTATTGAAATAGATCAGCTAGGATATACAGCAGAACTAGATAGAAGAACAGAACAAAGGTCAAATATTTCTTCTGGCACATCAGCATCAGGACTTGATGTTACATTCGATCAGACATTCTTTACAGGTCAAGCTGGAACAAGTGTTGGGGCAGGTACACAGTTGCCTAGTATTGGTATTACAGCAAATGATTTATCAGCAAATGAAAGATTTGAACTAACAAGTATTAGTGGAAGTGGTTTTAATATTAAATTTTTAAATGCTGGTAACGCTGTACAGGATAAAACATTTAGTTATACTGCAACTGGTTTTGGTCGAGGCTCTTAAATTATGATAACCTTAAAGAAAAATTAGAGTAAAATGGCTACCCACGATTATGTTATAGACAATAGTACAGGTGCGAATGTTCGTAGTGACTTAAATAATGTATTGCAAGCGATATTAACAAATAACAGTTCTGGTTCTGCTCCTAGTACCACTGCAAGTTATATGCTTTGGGCTGATACAAGTAATAATATATTGAAGATGAGAAATACAGCTAATGATGGCTGGATTGATTTAAGAACACTAACTGGTGGTATAACTTCTAGTGCTGATGCAACAATAAATTCTGTAGCTATTGGTAAAGGAGCAAACTCTGTTGCTGGTAACACTGTTCTTGGAGAAAGTGCTTTAGATGCTTCTGTTTCTGGTGGGAATAATACTGCTATTGGAAATTCAGCATTAACAACTTTAACTTCTGGCGCACAAAATACTGCGGTAGGAA